AGCAGATATATTCACTCTTTGGTAGATGAATTTTATAAGGAAACTTTTAAATCCTATTAGCGACCCAGAAGCTGAGCTTAGTTTAGGCTCACTTCAGACTCTTCCAGGTGTTAAAACCTTGGAGGAGTCCCGGATGTACCGTAACAAGTACATCATTCCTAAAGTGGTAGAGGCTGATCCCGCTGTCCAACGGGCTTGGAAGATCTACCAGGCGTTCACAATTTTCACTGGAGTTATTTTTGGCATTACTACTTGCATTCACGACATTTGCAGCGAGCAGGTATCTGGGTTTGTCCTGGAGAAGGGCTTGCGCGAAGCGAGAAGGCTTGGGGCCAATATTGAGAATCGTCGTAGGGCTATTTTGACCATTTGGAACTGGAAAGATATTGCGTGGTTAACCGTTGCTTACATGGCCTGTCAGTTAAATTTGACATGGCATTGGAGCTTCGAGGCACCCACTTATCTTGGTGGTTCATGGTTTAGCTTTAACATTGATTTGGTTTTCGGTGGATATACGTGGGCGCTTTTTCTTGTCGTGCCTTGGGTCATTATGAAGGTTCGGCAATATTTTTACCAGTGCGCTGCTACCGCGACTGGTTGGACACAAGATGCACTCACTGCCTATGTGTCCCTCATGGAGTTCAAGCGCTTTTTGAAACTGCTCATTCGTGCCTGTGATTCTGCTCTGCTTTTGGAGGAGAGTCTGTATGGTATGTATTCTGAGACAGTGGCGAGGAGTATGGATGAACATTATGAGGAGTGGAAAGAAGAGGGGGGTGTGATTAAGGTCACAAACTTCCTTATTAAAGCCATGGGCATTTTGGCGGTAGTGTCAGGGGGTATTGGCTTAGCTGCCCCCGTGTTGTCTTTTACCTACTTAATTGACGGTCTTATGAAGATTGTCAGTGATTGGAAGACAGACGACACCCAAGATATTGTTTCTATTGGGGCTAGCCTCAAGAAAAAACTTTGGGATCCTAAGTCTACATCTAGGCTGGAAGCGGAAGCTAATTCGGCATGTCCGTTTAGTGAACACGCTGTCTTGTATGCGAACCTCAACAAAAGTGAGGATGGACTCGATATTTGGGAGGATCGTACTCCTATTTTGCGAGGAAGTCATAAACATTGTTGGGCTTGTACGGGACGTATCTGGCATAGTACACGTGTACCAAGGGCCAGCAGAGCTTTTGCTGCTGGCTGTTCTGAAGTTTTAGACATGTTCCATAAGCAGGTTGATCTGTGCTGGGATCCTGAGGTCCATGATACTCAGGGTGAACACAGTGAAGACGTGCGTTCGAACACGCGATTATTACTGAAGAAAACTGCGGGCCGCACCATTTGGGGCTCACGTTTCGTTGTCATTCCACCTCATTTCTCGCAGCAGCAAATTATTGAGTTGTTGTTGGAGGGGGAAGATGTCGAGAGGTTACCAGAACCACCAAAAGACCACGATGAAGGTCGTGGCAGTGTTTCGAAGCGGAGGGGAGTTCGCGAGTATGCCAGGGCTTTGGCTGATAAGACCAAGGACACCTGGACACAAGCAAAAATCCGAGCTTTAGAATTCAAAGTGGTGAAGGAAATTGAGTATGCCTTGATTGGTGTGATTGCCACGATTGCTTTTTACCAGTTATTTTGGAAACCGGATAGTGTTGGACGCAAGGTAATCTCGAAAACCGGCGACGCGATTAGCGGAGCGGGCATGAAGATTAAGGAGCTGGTTCGACCCACTCCGGTTGAAGAGGGGCCAAAGCAGGCTCCCGTTGACCAGGGACAAAGCAGTCAAAGCAATAGTGCTAATGCTCCACAGGAGCAAACTGACCCTCAGTATCGCATTGAGTTGGAGGATGGGAGACATACGATAACTACGTTGCCCCATCTTAAAAATCTTAGTGAGGTGCTGATGCAGGTCTGTCGCACGCTGGAAACGTACGACGTTGACGCCACACAGTTTAACACCGATAAGGAGTTTTGCGGACTTGTTGAAGCCGGCAAACTCATGGTGATCCCACCACACAACGAACCCTTGTCGACTTATGTCCATAGTGTCAAGGCGGCCTGTTATATACTGGCTGCAGAACTTGACATTGGACCTAATCCATTCGTTGTGCCAAAACAGGAAGGCCCCTTAACGATGGCCCTCGACATTACTTGCTGGTTGTTCTTTACTGAGCGAGTGTTTTACCATATCAAACATCTTATTAGGCGGCTCAAAGCCGATCCGAAAGGTAAATTTGAATTGGTTGTTGAAGGTCCTAAGATCGTCGAGGAATTCCAGGTGAAAACTGATGCGAGCGAGAAGCTTGACTTACTTGATAAGAGGATTACTGGCCTTGAGGCCAACTTACTCCAATCGGTTGCAAAGATGATTGACGCCAAGGGTCCCGCAGCTAAGGCTGAGGTTTCCCCGGTAGTTGATAGCAGTGATATGACGCGTATAATCGTTAAGAAAGCGAAGGATCGAGCCAAGAAACTCACTGAGTTCCTTGGTCCTACGCCGGAAAGAAGAATGGTGATGATGCGTCTGGATAATCACGACTACAAAGCGTCGTCGCTTGACCAGCTGATTCGAGATAAGTCAAAACTACTTGATCATGATCTTGTCATTACACAGGACAATAAAGAATATGTTATCAAAATGACTTCTGCAGTCTTCCCTTTAATAGGAGAGGAAGGCCCTGCTCCACACCAAGATATTGGTGATCTCGGTAACGAGTTGCGGAGGAGGGGCGTTTTGTTGCTCGATGGTTCCAGTGGAGATGTTGGAACTGCGTGGTTTGTGACGTATGGAAATAATCAGAAGGGACTTCAAATTAAGAAACATCTTATGGAGTCTGTCCGAAACGTCCGTTACACGAACACGATGGGCAATGAATTGCAGGTGGCCTTGGAGCTCGGGGAGCAGGACATTGTCCGTCATCATGTCGATGGTAAAGCAGATACTGTTATCTGCAAAGTTGACATTAAGGATGGTATCCCCCTCAAGAAGAAACAGATCGCCGTTCCTATTAAAGGAAGTCGGGTCTACACGCTATTTGGCTTTTGCCACGGGAAATGGCAGGTGACCCCCTGCAAGGGAGAATTACGAGCGGATGGAGTTATCGCGCACACAGCGAACACTGACAACACGTCGTGCGGTTCTTTACTGTATGACAATGAACGTCAGAGGTTTGTCGGAGACCATCGATATGGCAACATTGAACAAGGTGTCAATGGAGCCGATGGCTTCGATAGCTCTTTCGTCTCTTTTTTATCCTAAGTCACGCGGTTCGGGTCGATGTCCTTTCGGCCCTGGTCCGCCCTATTACGAGAGTTTATGATAACTGGCGTACAATAGGGGGTGAGTTTGGACACTTGAAATATGTCGGCCATGTCGACGGTTACAAGCGTTTTGAAAGAAATACACTTGTGCGTAACGAAAGTTATGCTCAATGGCCAAAACACCGGGATCAGGATACTAGTAAAGTGACATTCGGCCCAGCAGGCGACCCCAAGGGTGAGGGAAAACCCATGGGAAAATGGGGTGCCTACGTTGGACTGCGTAAATATGATAATGCTGTGAGACAGGTTAGTGAGGAGTTTGATGAGGTTATAACATTTGTTTTAGAAACGTACGCATCGCAATGTCGTGTGGAGAAGATGAGTGCGGCAGAATTGGAAGTTTTTCTCTATGAGAACGATGTGGAGCTTTGCTCTTCGTCTGGTTACCCATGGAATTTGCAGTTTAAGTGGAAAGTGGATGTGATCTCAGCGATTGGTATTGTCCGATTGCTGCATTGGTTGGATTCGATAAATATTCACGATTTAACTGCAATTCATGTATCGTGCCAGAAGGTGGAGCTCCGTTCAATTGAAAAAGACCCAAGACAGTTCACCGCTGCACCCTTTCACCACTGGTTAATAGGAACTCGTTTCTTTGGGAAGTTTCACAAAGACTTTCTGAAGATGGGCAACCCGTCGATCGTGGGTGTCTCTCCTCAACATTTAGGCTGGCAGAAACTGGTTACTAGTTATGTGGAGCGCGTTGTGGCTAACGGACTTCCTGACGCCCACTTTTGTGGGGACGTTAGCAAGTTTGACAGCCGCATGTCGCAACACTTCATGATCAGAGAAGCCAATTATTGCCTAGAGCGAAGTGGATTTCATGAACAGGTGCGGTGGTTTTATAACAACGTTATTTGGGCGCTGTACATCATGCCGGATGGTGCAGTATACGTTAAAGAGCAGGGTAATCCCAGCGGGCGCGTAAATACGACCGACTGGAATACCTTCTACAATATGGTGATCCAATTTTTCATGCTAAGAAAGCGAGGTAAAACCTGGAGTGAACTACCAAATTGGCCCCTGATGATTTATTCGGACGATTTTATGACATGCTGGCCATTTCAAGAGAAATTTCTCGAGGAGTGGAAGAAGCACGTGGAGTCGATGCTCGGTCACGAGGTTACGAATGAGTCTTTGGACGGTGGTGGTTTGCCGAATGGAAGCTCTCGTTTGGGAGCTTGCCAGATTCTTTCAGCGGCGTGGAAGAGGTTTCATGGTGTCTTTGTCCCTGTTCCCATCAACACGAATAAAATTATTGCCTCTTTGAGCTATGTCGAGAGCGGGACCAATCCCGTTGATGTAGCTTGTGGCTTAATGACTCTGTTGGCTGGGCGCGAGGATTTGATGAGACATTTTGTTGATTACTTAATAGAAGTAGAGGGGGTTTCCCCTGCAATTGCGAAAATGCATCAGCTGAGGTGTATCGCGCTTATGACGTGCGAAGAAACTCCTGCTGCGGGAGCGGGTGGGTGTGAATTAAAAGACCTACAATAATAAGGATTTAGTTCGATATACACACACTTAGCGATGGAACAATCTAAAGCAGAAAAGAAACAAAAGAAAGCAAAACAAGCAAAGGCTGAGAAGGGGAAAGCGGTCTCCCAAAAGCCTAAGGTGCAATATGTGCAGGTACCCGCCAAATTAGAGGGTATGCGCATGTCGACACAACTCGCACTGAGGAACATGCTTATGAACGAAGATAATACGCCTTGTCGGTGGCCCACTGACATAAATGCTCCAACGGCTTGCATGCAGAACAAGGACGCCCTTGACGCTTCATTTTCTCCGGTAGTTGATGGTAACACCATCAATACACTGGGGGCAAGAGGAGAATTTATGGTGCACACACTCCCGGTCCTCCGAAAGGGGATTAGGCTTACTGCCAGTGCAGCCGCCACAATTGACACGTCGGCTTCACAGCTGTACGCCGAAACAACGACTCCGGCCAGCATGAGTGCTGGTCAAGTCTACTGGTTCAACAGTCCGATTGAAACGAACGTATCCAGTAGAGTACTCTACTCAAACGGTGTCACAATGGCATCGACGCAGGCTGACCATCCTGGACTCGGAAATGTGAATCCGTTCTATTTCCTTGGCCATCAGACGGCTCCGGGTACTGCGGGGGCAGAGACTCTCTATTACCTAGATTTCTTTCCGGCTATTCCGGCCAGTACAACAGTCACGTTTTGGATTACTCATTTTAATCCTGCGATCAACTCGTGGAAGTATCAATCCGTTGCGCTGCCAGCGACTTCGTTGGCGGCTGGAATTGGTATTGGAAACGGGGGGATCTGGGACTTTCTTGAGACTTGCACTGCTTATGCGGTCATGTTGGATATCAATTGGTCAGGACAGCTGTCAATGTCATTTTTGACGAAGACAGTCTCTAGCGACAACAATGGTATTCTCGTGATGCCACAGTGCACGTACAACTGCTCGGCTTACGACCGGCAAAATTTTCAACGTTTGTACGCAGACGGTGTTCATCTCTATCGATGCACTGCTCTTACGACCCGGGTGACGTGTAATACCCCGGCGTTAAATGAGGGTGGTGTTGGCGATAGTTATTTGTTGACCACCGTAAATAGGATGGGATATTACACGTCCCTCCAGAAATATATCTCAGGTCGTTACCCTTACGCGCGGGTTGGATTTAACGCGAAAACTGGCGACTACAAGTATTGGCTACCTTTTGATTCGCGCAGTGGAATTTTCAGGGGTCTCTCCCTGTCCCTCTGCCAAGATCGATCGATTATCCAAATCTTTCAATTGCCTGATCGTGCTAACCAATCCTTTAGAGTGACGACAGTGATGGATGTTGAATTCATCTCAGACGCGCCAGGGTATTCTTATGCCCTGGCCTCTCCCGATCCAGATTTTTGGTCTGGTGTGATGCTTCTTGCTAGTCTGGACAACTGCAATGAAAACCCTACACACATGGAACGACTTAAGAATGCGTTTAAGAAGGTTCTAGGGGTTGCATCAAACCCGAAGACGTGGGAGAGACTTGGCAAAGCAGCCACGGTGGCCGCCGGCCTCCTAGTTTAACTCAGCTTGCCTTTGCTTTCTATTTTATACTATATAACCAGTATATAAACCTTTTATCAATATGCCGATCTGGACATTCGGGGAACGGCGGCGTTGGGAGGTTATAACGACCGACCTGCGTGATGAGTGAAAGACCGGAATAGACCCTACGGTTTATTTCTTTGTCATACCGAGTGCCTGAGAAATTGTTCGCGCCGAGTAGTTGACTCGAAAGGCCAGGATTAAGTGTGAGAAGATTTAAAGCGTATGGTGAAACCCGCACTCCTTTAGGGAGATTATGTGAAGTAACCACAGCTGAAGTAGTTCCCGGAATGCCTTGGAGCATTCCATTATTTTCTTTGTTTCGATTTCCCCGGTGTACTCTGAATGTGTGTGGCGAACAGTGACAAGCTAATGCACAGAGTGGGCATTTAACGTAAGGCAGGCGCCGCTAACGCTGGAGCTTTACTAAACGATGTCTGTAAGAGTAGAAAACAGTCACTACTCCGGAAATATGGAAACTGAATCTAATGGTTCTACCCGTTTGTCTCAACAAACGTTAAATAAATGGGCCTCCGACTTCGGTTGGAGTGGTAATTTTCGAGTTTTGTAAATATTAGAACTGAACTCGGAAACGAGTTATTGTTGTATTTACTTTTT